AAATATGCCGCAAACACCAAATAAGATAGCGAATTATAGAAAAGCTAACAAAAATTCTGTTAAAACAATTTATAATCCAGCTAATTCGCTTTTTAATAAATTAACTAAATTTTTCTCTGGTCCTATAGTAAAATTTAGAAGCACCGATGTTGCAAATCCCAACAGAAGAGCAATGCAAAAGCATCATTTCACCGATATCTTTGGAACTCCATTTAAGAGAAATGATGAATATCATCTTCTCAATCAGGCCCAGTCTGAGCAGAATATAGAAGCACTTAGATTGCAAAGATATTTAGATTATGATTCAATGGTCTTGTCTCCGCCAGAAATAAAGGTGGCGTTAAAGATTTATGCTAACGAAATTGCGTCATATACAAAGTTTTCTCCAATATTAAAAATCCTCTCTCCAAAGGATGAAATTAAAGAGATTTTAACATCATTGTTCTATGATACATTGAATATTCAAGGAAATTTGTTTGGCTGGGTTCAAACAATGTGTAAATATGGAGATCATTTTTTGTGGCTGGATATTGATCCAGAACTTGGTTTGAAAGGAACCCAGGCTCTTCCTGTGTATGAAATACAGAGACTTGAAGGTCTTGATTCGTCTAATCCAAATTATGTGCAGTTTCAATGGAACGCAGAAGGTTTGACTTTTGAGAATGTAGAAATAGCTCATTTTAGAATTCTTGGCGATGACAAATATTATCCATATGGAACAAGCGTTCTTGATTCTGCAACAAAAATTACTAAACAGCTTAATCTTTTAATTGAACACATGATGACATATAGAATTGTTCGTGCTCCAGAGAGAAAAGCTTTCTATATGGATGTAACAGGTCTTGACTCAAAAGAAGTTGACGCATTTTTAGAAAAGAATCTAACAAAAATGAAGAGACAGTCGATTACGGATCCAAAGACTGGTAAAATTGATTTGCGATATGATGTCGCTTCTGTGGAACAGGAATACATTATTCCAATTAAAAAAGGATCTGAAACTAGAATTGACCCGCTTCCTGGGGGACAATTTGTTGGAGATATAGAAGACGTTGAATTTCTAAGAGATCAGCTTTTTACAGCTCTAATGATTCCAGCTTCATTTTTAACAAATAAAGACAACGAGGGAGAGGCCGGAAATCTTGCTCAAAAAAGCATGACATTTGCAAAAGAAATTCTTAGAATACAAAACTCTGTTACTTCTGAGTTAAGAAAGATGGCAATGATTCATCTTATAACATTAGGATACAGCGGGAAAGATATACTTTCTTTTGAGCTTGAATTAAATAATCCATCAAAACTTGCGGAAATGCAAGAGTTTGAACATCTAAAATTACAGAGCGAAGTAGCGTCGGCAATGGCCGATCATAATATCAGTAAAAGATGGATTCAGTCTAGAATATTTCAATTCTCTCCTGAAGAAATTGAAAATAATATATATGAGGTTCTTGGAGATGCCAAGTTCCAGCAACTTCTTGCAAACATAGAAAATCAATTAGCAGGAGGAGCTGGTGGAGAATTTGGAGCCGGTGGCGGACTTGGTGATTTAGGTGCCGGTGGCGGACCTGCTGGAGGATTAGGTGGAGAAATTCCTGGACTTGATCAACAAATGGGCGGCGGTGGAAATGTAGGTGGAGGTGAACCTAATCCAGAAGATGAATTTATGAACATAGGAAACGAAGACAATTCTAATTTATTGATGAAGCCAGGTGAAAAGGGAAGCAGAATAGGAAATGATCTTTATTTAACACCAGGAGCCAAGGGGAAGCCTCATATTAAGACATCTCACGATGGCAGAAACTTTACCGGACAAATAAGAAATCAAATGAATTCTCTTTACGGAAGACAAGTTGCTTCTCCAAATCAGTTAAAGAAGTTGAGACCGGAATCAACAGAGAAAGAATTATCAAAAGAAGAGAGAATAATTTTAGAAGCAGAACAGCAGGTTTTGAATGATGTTAAAGTGTTAAAAGAGAGTGGTGAAGAAAGAAAAAGACTAATTAATCAAGGATTTAACAAATATAAAAAACGAAAAAATACAACGAGATTAATTCGGAGATCTAACGATGAATCATAATAAGAAGAGAAACACCGCTTTTTTATTTGAAGTTTTAATTAAAGAGCAGACAAAATGTGTTCTCAAAAAAGAAATTAAGAAAGGTAAATTTATTGAAAAAATAATAAATTCTTTTTTTGATAAAAAAAGTCCTTTATCTAAAGAACTTGAATTATACAATTGCCTTTTAGAAACTAAAGAATGTACAAATGAATATGCAGAAAAATTACTTTCTTTTGTAAGAAAAGAAAGAGATAGCCTAGATGAAGTTAAAATATTTGAGCAGCAGGGGAAATTAATTTCATTAATAAATAAATCTCTTGGTCCAGATGTTTTTTCTAATTTTATTCCAGATTACAAATCTCTTGCCACTATAAATCTTTTATTTAGTAAAAATACTCCATTTGTTGTTAAAATGAAAATGGAAGAAGTGCTGAAAGAATCGATGACCAAAAAGGAAAAGAAAATTGAACTTATTAAACAAGATGTTAACATTCTTCACTTTAAGAAATTTATGGAAAATTTCAATGAAAAATATTCTTCCCTTTTAGATGAGCAAAAACAGTTATTAAATAAATTTTTATTATTTAAATTTGGCGACCAGGTAGATTTTAAATTGCATTTAAACTCTGAATGCTCAAGATTGATAAAAGTAATTGAATCTAAAAAAGAAAGTGTAAAAAATGATCAGGTTTTATATGAAAATATAGATAAATGTTTGGAAAACTTAAAATCATCTGAACATAAATATACAGATGATTTATTTATTTATTCTATAATGAAATATCAAGAATTGGCAAGGGAACTTGAAAATGTCTAATGATACATTAACATTAAAATTTAACAGTTTGTCAAAATCTCTTGATGGAAATTTAATTGTTGGAGATCATCCTAGAGTATTGTTTGTTTTATCGCCTTCAAAAAGAAAACTTACAATAATAGCAAAAGAAGGGTATAAAGAGGATTTTTCTTCGATACAAAAAAGATTATTAGAATTTGGAAAAACAAAAGGATTTATTGTTTTAGGAAGTGAGTCTGTCGGGTATTTACCTGGAATGTTTGAGTTCACATATCCAGATAATGATGAAAAAGATTCTATAAAGGTAATGCTTAAATTTATACACATGTTTATCCAGAAAGAAAAAGAAATAATTGGAAGAATTGAGAAGCATGAAAAAGATTTCGAACAAAACATGCTACAACCATCAGATGAAGAATCTACAGAACTTGGAGAAGTTCCACATAAAGAAAAACAGGGCGGGCAAGCTCAAAATCCATACATGAACTATATAACATCTTGGTTTGGATGGTTTATATAAAGAGGAACGAAAATGAGTTTAAATAATAAACAAAAAAATATTCATTTATCTAAAGAAGAAATGAATGAAATTATAAAAGAAGAGCTCTTTTCTTTTAGAAAAGAGATTAAAGATCGAAAAGAAAAAGATCAATTTGCTTATAAATTTTCTAAAGTTTTCACAGAGGCTTTAGAAGTTCCAGAACACAAATCCAAACTGGTTGAAGATTCTGTATATAATATCTTAAAAGAATATACATCTGGCAGAAATGGCGGCGTTACCTACTCTTTTGATCAACAGACGTATGATAAACTTTATCATGGAGTTTATCTAGTTGATAATGCTCTTAATGATTTGTTTGAGAGAGATATTATTAATAAAGATTCTCTAGATGCGAGATGGTTAGAAGAAGGCGTTCTCGTTATAAAAGAAATACTTCAACAAGTTCAGTCAATGAGAATTGACAATGTAAACGAATCGTTGAATGAAGGAATATTTGATAATGTAACTACAGGAGATATTGTAAACGCAAGAAGAACAAATCCGTTTCAAAAAAGTACGGTCGGGAAGTCGCAAGTGTTGTGGGGTGGACAAGATGAAACTCCATTTAATTTCACCAAAGAGGAGTTAAAATATTTAAAATTTGCTCCACCTAAAGAGTATGCTCAACAATATGTTAAATTGCTTTTAGCGCGTGCAAAAATATCTGGAAAAATTATCAGTTCTATGCAATTTCCGTCACAGAGGCGCGGAATAGGAAGACCAATGACAAAGGTGTTATTCGTAGACACTAGAGATAGTTCTGAGCATTTTTGCAATGTTGTTTGGATAACGCCGTCTGATGATAAGATTTTGGGCGGGTTAAAATCGAGCAATATTTTTAATAGTCGTAAATCGGCGAATGTTTCGTTGCCAAATTCACCAGATGCATTGAAAAATATAAAATTATTTGGAATTTTAGACTCTCAAAGAAATTTTCCCGCTCTAGCTCATCAAAGAGATGAAACGGATGAGGAAATGCGTGGATATGCATATGATTCGTGGGGTATTAGTCCTGGTAGCGATGCAAGTGAAAAAGAAAAAGAAAATTGGGATAAAAAGATATAATGAGAACTCAAAAATTACTATTAATAGAATATAACGGTATTGTATCTAAAACCGATACAATTCGCGAAGGAAATAAAATAGTTCTTCGCGGCAAGATTCAATGTAAAGATACTAAAAATGGTAATGGAAGAATTTATCCAGGTGCAATCCTTGAAAGAGCAGATAGAGAATATCAAGAATTAATTCATCAAAAACGTTCTCTTGGTCAAGTAGATCACCCACCAACTGTAGAAGTTTCTCTTAAAGATGTTGGCATAATGCTTCGAAAATCATGGTGGGAAGGTAATAATCTAATGGGAGAATTTGTTACAACTTCAAATTCTGCTGGAAAAGATTTAAGAGCACTTATTGAAGAGGATGATGTTACAATTGGAATTTCTTCTCGTGGATTTGGATCCGTTTCAAAACGCGGAGAAGATGTAGTTGTAAATGAAGATTATCAACTTGTATGTTATGACGCTGTTCATGATCCGTCTACTGCCGGAGCATTCCTTCTTAAAGAAGGGAAATATGTTAGAGTTGATGAAAGAAAATTACTGGAAGATCCAAATTATTTAATATCTGAATCAGTTTCTGTATCAACATCTAAACTTTTAAATATAGTTAATGATATTTTGAATATCAAGAGGTAAACAATGGCAACACTTAATGGTGCGCAGTTAAAAAAACTTATTAAAGAGGCGGTTAAAGAGGTTTTGGCCGATAATGATTTTGTTAAAATGATAGTCTCGGAGGCCGTTAAGACTGCTATAATAACTGTTTTAACAGAGTCAAATAGACAGGCGCCTGCACCTACCAACCTTCAGCAAAGGGTAACTGAAAATCGAAAAACTCCACCTGTCAAGGTGGACAATTCTGCGTTCGGAAGTGAGATTGCTTCCGGAATACTTGGAAATATAAATGTTCAAGGTAAAGTAAAATCACAAGTTCCATCTTCAACTACTACAATGGTTGAAGATGGACTTTTCACAGATCCGACACTTTCTAGATTGAGAATGTCAAAATCTGCGACAAACATTGATGCATCAGATATTCAAATGGAAGACGAGGATTGGCTCGTTTCCAGCTTGGGTCTTAAATAAGGAGTAAAATGAAACCGTTAAATTTTGAAGTCCAGGAAAAACCTGGCGATACAGTTGATAAATTGATAAAGAGGTTTTTAAAAAAAACTTCTAAAAGTAGAATAGTACAACAAACAATGGAAAGAATGTCTTTTCAAAGTAAATCTTCTATAAATCGAAGAAAAAAGACAAGAAAAAAGTTCATTAAGAGAAAAATTCAAGAATCATTTGAGAATTATCTTAAATCAGAAAATTAAACTACTATTTATTTTTGATTAAATCAGGAAGAAACAAATGGAAGATATTTTACAAAAAGCGATCCTCGATGTTAACAGAATGCACGAAGTTGCAATGAAGGCAGCTGAAAAGTCTGTTTATCATAAATTTTCCAAAGAAGTAAAAAAGAACTATATAGAAAATTTAACAGAAATGAATGATAATTTTGAAGTTGATGATCAGCTTTTATCTGAATTTGATTTGGGGAGTCTTGATGAAGGTGAACAGAATCCAGATCTAGAAATGCAAGCAGATCCACAATCAAATTCTGCAGGTGCGGAAGCGGGTGGAGCTGTTGATGGAAGTATGCCACTAGAAGGTGGACAGCAGCCAGGAACGGAAGAAAATGGCGGCATAGCTCCTCAAGAACCTCAGTCAGAAGTTGTTAATGAAGTTCCAGACTCATTTGAAGATGGGACAGGATCGGTTGTTATAACATTCGATTTAGATGCCGATGAATCTGCAAATTTTGATTCCGACGCCTCACTCGCTCACGAAGACGCAAATAATCTTTTAACAGCGGGCAATACAGTTCAAACAGAACCTCAAGGTCAAGATTTGCAGCAGCCAGATGTTGCCGCACCTCAAACAAGCATTCCACCAATACAAGAAGAAGATGAAGATAATGACGACATCTTTAGTGATGAATTTAAGAGCAATCCTTTTGGCGAAGGAATGTTTAAAATATCAGACGACATTCTTCTTGAATATATAGAAAAATCAGTTCAGAATGACAAAAGAATTGATCTTTTATCAGAAACAATACAATCTCTTCAAGAGATGGTTGAAAAACTTTCTCTTCAATTAGAATCTTCAACAAAAAATGTTGAAAATCTAAAAGAACAAAACATACGCCTAATGTATAAAAATCAGGCATTAAATGATGTCTCTTTGAGTGAGCATCAAAAATCAAATATTGTCAAGGCATTAGATAAAGCCAAGACCCTGAATGAAGCTAAAACGATTTATGAAACCGTTAAAACTTCTAATTCAAAAGTTGTATCCAAGGATGATACAATCAATAAGATTTTGACCCCAAATACTGGTAAAAAATTCATTAATGAAAATAAAAAAGTAATCAGAAATGATGAAAATAATGAAAAAATACCTCCAATTCTTGAAAAACTTTATAATTCATGGGGAATCAAATAAAAATAAACTATTTAATACGTTAATAACACTCAAAGGGAGAAATTAAAAAAATGGAAGACTTTCTTAAGGCAATAGTAGACAACGATGTTGTTGAAAGCCGTTTACAAAAAGACAATAAACTTGTCGAAAAATGGTCAAAATATGGACTATTAAAAGGTGTAGGAGAAGCTAACAAGGCTAGAAATCTTGCTAGACTTTATGAAAATCAGAAAAATCAGCTCAAAAGACAGATTATATTAGAGCAAACCTCGATGGCCGGTGGTGACATCCAGGGATTCGCTGCTGTTGCAATGCCAATAATTCGAAGAGTTTTCGGCAATTTAATTGCCACTTCGGATGTAGTTTCGGTACAGTCTCTTGATCAGCCAGTTGGCCTCATCTTCGTACTTGACTTTACTGCCGGTACGAACAAGGGTGGAATGGGTCTTACTTCTGGTGCTTCTATCTATGGTCAGGGTCGCGTAGGCGCTCAGATTCTAAATGGTGCTAATTTAACTGCTTCTGATGCAGAAGCTGGTTTCTATGCGTTAAATCAGGGTTATGCTTCGCCAACTGGTTCTTGGGTGCAAACTCAGGCTACTTCGTTTAGCGTTAACTTAACCTCTGGTACTGTAGGCGCCACCAATACTGATCTTGATAGATTAGTTAGATTCGATCCAGATCTTTCTGGTTCATATATCATGGTTCTTACTGCTGCGAAATCAAACTTCTCACAGTTAAACGAAAGAGCCTACATGGGTATCACAGATACTGTTACCACTTCTGGTACTCTCGTTAAGAGACTTACTAGACAGTGGGACGCTGATACTACTAAACTTCTTCTTTTCTATTCGGGTTCGTCAATGGGTAGCCTAAACGAACTAACCAATACCGCCGGTATTCGTTCGTGGAAATTCCCAATCTATGATGACTTCCAGGCTGTTTCTGGTGTACTTTCGTCTATAACCGGTGATCCAAACTGGGGCTTCGAATTTGACGGTTCGGTAGGCCAGAATGGTGAAATTCCAGAAATCGATCTAAAAGTCGAAGCGTTCAATATTCAAACCAACACCAAGATGCTCAAAGCAAAATGGACTGCTCAGGTTTCGCAAGATCTTGCGGCTTGGCAGAATATGGATGCCGAAGTTGAACTCACCTCTGTTCTTTCGGAACAGGTTGCGATGGAAATCGACATGGAAGTTCTCAAGGACCTTATCGAAGGTGCCACTGGCACTGTAAGATACTGGTCGCGTAGACCAGGACGTTTCGTAAATCGTCTCACTGGCGATGTTTACGGCGCTTCGGTAACTGGTGACTTCACTGGCACTCCAAATGAATGGTATGGTACTCTTCTTGAAACTGTTAACGACTGTTCGGCAACGATCGCTCGTAAAGTTCTAAGAGGCGGTGCAACCTTCCTCGTCTGTGGTCCAGAAGTACAGTCGATTCTTGAATCTACAAATCAGTGGTATGCAACTACTACTGTTGGCGAATCGGAAAAGGGTGGAACCGCTGGTCTTCGTAAAGAAGGTTCGGTTTCCAAGAAATGGGATGTTCTCGTTTCTCCATACTTCCCACGCCAGTTTATTCTCGTAGGTAGAAAAGGTTCGAGCAATCTCGAAACTGGATATGTATATGCTCCATATATCCCACTCATTACCTCGCCAACTGTTCCTAACCCAGATAACCTCTTCGTTTACAATAAGGCGGTCATGACACGGTATGGTAAAAAGATGATACGTCCAGATATGTATGCACTTTGCATCGTGTTGAACCTTGAAGGATAATATCCGCTAAATGTGATAGAACAAGGCCGGGAGCGAAATCTTCCGGCCTTTTTATTTGTTTTTTATACAGTCCATATCGGGTCATATCGACTTTCCCCAAACCGTGCCTAGTTATGACATGATACGGAGGAGACATGAAGAAAAGAGGCGGGATTTATCAAATAAGAAATATCATAAACAACAAAAGATATATTGGAAGCACAATAGACTTTGAAAGAAGATTCAGACAACACAAAAGCGATTTAAAACTAAACAAACATGATACAATAAAACTTCAAAATGCTTGGAACAAATATGGAGAACAAAGTTTTATATTTGAAATAATTGTAGAATCAGAAGATGAAGAGCTTCTTGTTTTAGAGCAAAAAGAATTAGACAAGTTTAACATTCAAGAGGATTTATATAATATAAACCCAGTAGCAGAAAAAGTCCCTACATTAAAGGGAGATAAACATCCTAAAGCTAAATTAACTTGGAATGAAGTAAATGAAATAAGACAAAAATATAAAGAGAAAAAATATTCAACTTTAACTTTAGCAAAGATGTATGGAATTTGCAACAGGACAATGAATTGTTTGCTTAACAATATATCTTGGTATGATCCAGAATACAAAGTTGAAATGCAGTCGTCAGGGTTCGATTACGAAGGAAAGAGGGGGAGTATGACTAGAAAGACTAAACAAGAATTTATTGAACAAGCTGTTAAAGTTTATGGAGATAGATATGATTATTCTCAAATAGAATATAAAAATAATATTACAAAAATAAAAGTTATTTGCCTAGTCCATGGCGCTTTTGAAACGTATCCGAATGGCCATCTCTATAACAATCGTGGATGCCCGAGTTGTGGACGTGAGACAATGATCAAAAAGAGAAGATATTCTCATGCTGAACTGGTCGAAGCTGCAAATAAAGTTCATGGGCCGGAGAAATATTCCTATCCAATTCAGGAAATAGATTCCAGAATAAAGATCAAAATATTCTGTAATATTCATAAAGAAAATTTTGAGCAGAGAATGAGCTCTCATCTCTCTGGCTATGGATGCCCAAAATGTGGAATAGATAAAAGAAAGAAAAGAAATGTAATCAATGAAGCCGTCAAAGAAACGCTGATTAAACAATCAATAGCAAAAGAAATAAAAATTGAAAATATAGATGAAATATCTGCTTTGTCAACAGATACATTTAAGATTTTTTATAATGATTTAAATCTAAATTCAACACAAAAGAATTTATATTATATAAATAAAAAATGTGAATTAGAGGGTCGAAAACCGTTTCACATTTTTTCTGACGAGTGGAGAGATAAAAAAGAAATTGTTAACTCAATGATAAATTATCGTCTTGGAAAAGTCGATAGAAAACTTGCCGCCAGAAAGTGTTCAATTGAAAATATTCCAGTTGATGAGGGAAAAAGATTTTTTGATGCGAATCATATATCCGGAAATACACAATCTTCTTTTTATCTAGGACTAAGATGTGAAGGTGAATTAGTTTGTTGTATATCGATGAGAAAACCTGTTCAAAAGAAGTATGGAAATGTAATAGAGATAGCAAGATTTGCAACAAAAACAAATACACTTGTAAATGGTGGTTTTCAAAAGTTGTTTAAACGAATTGTTGAATATTTTCAAGATAAAAAGTTTGATGGAATTTTAACTTATTCTGACAATAGATTTGGAGATGGTGGTGTGTACGATAAATCAGGGTTTGCATATCAAGGCGAGACTCCAATAGACTATTGGTATACAGACGGTAAAGAAAGATTTTTTAGATTTAAATTTCGAGCAGATAAAGAAAATAATTTGACAGAAAAACAAGTCGCAGAAGAATCTGGAGTTAGAAAAGTCTATGGATGTGGTTCAAAAATTTGGTTATTAAATTTTAATAAATAACTGCTACTATAATCATTATTTTCTATTTTTCAAATACTATTTACCACGACACGGAGAAAATAAAATCATGGGAATTTCAAAACGATATTTTGCAGAGTTTAGCCAGTCGTTTAGTGGCACACAAACGTCTCTCTCTCAAACACAAACGTCTCTCTCTCAATCAGCTTTTTCGCAATCACTATCTGGTACAACTGTCATAGATTTATACAAAGATGTAAATGTTTTAAGATTAAATCTAACTGGCGTTTATACGACATTTTGTTTAACCCCATCTGGCTCCGGTGGTGCAAAAATTATAAAGGTTCTAGCGTCGCCAAATGATTCTGCTAATCCATATTCAATGAGCTACGGCCTATTTTCGATTGGAGCGCCTGGCGGGGCTATTTTGTCGGAAACTAACGGATACTTCTTCACTGGCGTTATTACTGGTGGAACGTATCAAACCGCTTCGCTTAACGTAAATGCCAATGGAAATAAAACTTTTATAGCCCCGGGCTCGTTGTGCTATCTCTCTTCCACAAACCACACCGGCAACATGAATGTTCATATTTTCTACAGAACGCAGGTTCTATAATTTAAATAATCTAAAATGAGAAATCAAAGGGAAGACAGATCTGTCTTCCCTTTGCTATTTAAGCTAGGAAAATAAACATGTCTACAGTAAATCTAGATCCAGTTAGCCAAATATTATCAATTAGATTGCCGCCAACAGGAACGGCATCAAACGTTTTATCATATCTTACAAATGCAATATATACATCATCTGCGTTTGTCACAGGGTGCATTCATGCTGTTACTCTGGCTTATGATATATTTGGTGGAAATATTCAAGATATTGAACTAGAGGAAAGAAATGTTTATCAATTGTATCAAAAAGCTGTAACAAAATATTCTGCATTAATAAACAAGCATCATGCTAAAAATATATTATTTCAAATGCTTGGGGTTCCAACTTCATCATTTGACTGGTCTGGTAACATAACCACGGGAAGTGATGCCTCTTTAAAAAATCCACTCTTCACGCTTGCATATTCTCGTGATATAGCAATGGCATTCGGATCGGAAATTGGAGTTGGCGGCAAGAACCCTATATACTCAGCTTCTTTTGATATAGTTGCCAACCAACAAGATTATGATTTACAGGCATTGATGGAATCATCTTCAGAGTTTTCGGGAATTGTTGATGGTAAAAGAATTCTAGTTAAAGAAGTTTTCTTCAGAACTCGTCCAACTCACTGGAGATTTTTTGGTGGATTTTTAGGAAATTATGCATCGGTCGGCGGGATGTCGAATTATAGCGGATACGCTAATTCATCATACTTCATGGTTACTCCTGTTTGGGAAACTAAACTAGCAATGGCAAATATGGAAGATGCTTTGTGGACAAGAACTTCTCATTTTTCATACGAAATTGTTAATAATAAACTTAGAATTTATCCTGTTCCATCTGGCTCTTCTCCTGAAAAAATGTGGTTTAGATTTTCAATGGAAATAGATCCACTGTCTGGAAGTGGAGCAATGGACTCTTCTTATATAAATGGCGTTAACAACTTAAACAGCCTTCCTCTTGGAAACATTCCATATGAAAATATCAATGGTCCCGGGCAAGATTGGATCAGAGAATATTTCATTGCCTTATGCGCAAGAACATTGGCATTTGTTCGCGGGAAACATCAATCTTATCCTCTACAGGGAGGAAGAAGCATTACAATGAATCACGCAGATTTACTCTCTGTTGGAAGAGAAGATCTTGAAAAACTTGAAGAAAAACTTGTCAAAGATCTTGATTCCATGGTTCGTTCAGAACTTGCAAGACAAAAAAAGGAAGAAGTGGAAAATGCATTGGCTGTACAAAATAATACGCCACTTTTCATATATATAAAATGAAACTAAGAATTAGGAACATAAATGAAATAAAAAGCGGATATGGATATAAATATAGAAATTGGCCCGCAGAAATGCCTGGACTAGATTTTAAAGGGGACAGTAGTTGGATTCCAGACAGTTTAATTGGAGCAAAAGCATCTTTTGCTATAATTGGTGACGATATTTTCAATAAAAGCACTGGGGTTTTAGAGTGGTGCTATTCCAAAGAGGATGCAGAATGGACAATGAGAAAAATGAAATCATTCCAAAGACAGTTTAGAAATTTACAAATTAAAACTGCCCAAGAAGCGTCCGGCATAGGAATGGATATATTGTAAAAATGAATGATAAACAAATATCTTTAGCGGAATTATTTGATTTGTATTGGAGTAAAAAAATCTCCAAAGCAACAATCATGAGAACGCTAGAGAATATTTTTTTTGAACAAGAATATATTTTATTATATTGCGATTCTGATTATTTGTGTGTATTAAAAAAAGAACAAATATCTAAATTAGAAGAAGATAAAAACGCTCCATTAAAAACTTTAAAAAATACAGAACAATTTGATTTATCTAAGATTTTAATAAATAAAATGTTTTTAACAACTAAATTAATTTTATCAGAATATAGAAAACCAAAAATAGATACTCAAATTTACGATTTTTCATCAAAACATAAAACATTTTGGTTTTCTCAAATTAAAAATTTTGAAAATTTACTAGAAGATACAATGAAATTTGAAACCAGATTAATTGATGGATTGTTCTTTGATCTAAAAGAAACAAACGAATCAAAACTAGTTATACCAAAAAATAATAAAAAATTAAAAAGATTTATGAAATTGGAGATAGATTGATGCCAAGATGGAAAAAACCAGACTCACCTCCTTCGCCACTATTTGTTAACCAACCTGAAAGAAATTTTCAAAAACAAACAGCAGACGAAGTAACTGAGTATATAATAGGACAGACTATTGTATATTTTCCAGTTGATGTTGAAAGAACTAATTTCCATCCTTTATATAAAGAATCGATAACGAAGGTATATCTCCCGCCAATCAAGGTCAGTGTTTTTGTTGACTTTGAAGATCAAGATACTAAAAATACAAAATGGGGAAACGATCGTAAGAGATCTATTACTGTACATTTTCATAAACGAAGATTAACAGAAGATCAGAACCTTTTCGTAAGAGAAGGAGATTTGATATTTTGGGACGATGAATATCATGAAATATGGAAATTATCAGAGCCAGAAGAGCTTTGGGGACAATTTAAATACAAGGTTGGTATAAGCGCGTTTTGCGTTAAAACAAGAAATCCTCCAAATTTCACCAATAAATAATACATCTTATTCAATAATAATTCCTTTCTGAAATATAAAATCTAATTATAAAGATTCAAGTTGGAGAAATAAATACATGACTGAGAAGAAGTATCGCTACATTTCGCCTGGTGTTCAATTTAAGGAAATAGACAATTCACAAGTTCCAAACGATTTTGATGATATTGGTCCAGTGGTTATCGGTCGCGCAGAGCGTGGGCCTGCAATGAGACCCGTTAAAGTTAATTCATATTCAGAATTTATTGAATACTTTGGCAATCCAACTTCAAATTCTGATTCTGTAGATGTATGGAGAGATAACGTTGTACTTGGCCCATCTTACGGAGGCTTAGCTGCACAAGCTTCTCTTTCAAATAAAAATGCTCTTACGTTCGTAAGATTACTTGGATATCAGCATCCAGAAGCCACTGATGATACTGCGAAAGCTGGATGGAGTGTTGGTTCTATTTCGCCTCGCAGAACCGGAGGCGCTTACGGATTATTTATTTTTCCAAGCTCAACTCTTGCTGGTGGTGATATATATGAACCAGCTGATGTTGGCGCGTCAACCGGAACCTATGTCGTAACCGGAACTCTCGCTGCCGTTTGGTATCTACAAACAGGTTCAATCTGTCTTTCTGGAACTGCTTATGCAGACAGCGGAAGAGGACTTGGAATAACAGGAACTGCGGCCTTAATGCTTTCAAATGCAAATGGAGAATTTAGAGTTCTTATTAAAAACGAAAATAATGTTACTCAGGAAGATGTGAGATTTAATTTTTCTCCAACTTCAGATCGTTTTATCAGAAAAGTTTTTAATACAAATCCAACAAAACTAAATTCTTCACTTTATTCGACTACTAAAAATTACTTTCTTGGTGAAACTTTTGAAGATTTTATCAATAATTCAACGGACATGCTTGCTTTACAGCAAACATCTACATATATCGGAGTAATAATGGGTCTCGCGAGAGGAACAAATGCCAGCGATCCTCTTTCTTCAAGAAAGCTTGACGCACAAAACGCAAGAACTGGTTGGTTCTTCTCTCAAGACTTTGGACAAGCAAATTCTTTTGAAGTTGATAATACTCAAAAACTATTCAAAATTCATGCACTAGATTCTGGCGAATGGGCTCAGGGAAATATTAAGATTTCTATAAGAAATGTTAAAGTTAGTCCAAATGAACTTGAAAGATTTGGTTCATTCGATGTTCTTGTTCGCAAAATAGACGACTCAGATACTAATATTGTTATTTATGAACAATTTAACGAATGCAATCTTAATCCCAATTCAGAAAATTATATAGCCAAAAAGATTGGTGATAAATATGTACAGTGGGATTCTACAGAATCCAGAAACATTGAATATGGTGAATTTGACAATCGCTCAAAATATATTCGAGTAGAAATGAATGATGATGTCGCACTTGGTGCGGTTAATCCAGAGGTTCTACCCTTTGGTGTTTATGGGCCACTTAAGTGGAAGAATTTTTCATTCAATTCCGCTTCTATTGGAATGACTGAAAATAGATTTGGATATTTTACACAATCTAAAAACACAATGACCGGT